AGAGTGTCGGGCGGGTCGATTTCGACCGCGAGCCCGGTCGCGTCCTGGGAGAGTCGAAGCGTGCCGGCCTTGCTGCGGCCGAGCACGAGGTTCGGGTCGTGATTGATGAGAGCGCGCACGTCGGCGCCCTGCTCGAGCGACCGCGTGAATGCGCCCGGCGCAACCTGCTCGCGGAATCCGCCGAGGTCGGCGCTCGTGCTGTTGAACACGGCCGCGTGCCCGCGCATGACGGGTTTCGCGTCGGTGCTGCTGCGCTGCTCAACCTTGAGCCCGCTCACGACGAAGCAACGGCGCTCGACTTTGCCGGGCGCATCGCTGCGACTCTCGCCCTGGTCGCCGGCCGACCTGTGCTTCTTCGCGTGGTGCGCCTTGACGGCGGCATGCTTGCGCCGGCGGCGCGTATGCGCCCCTTTGTTCTTGCCGGTGGGATTGTTGTTTTGCCCGGTGCCGACTCGAGGCTCGCCGGCGGCGGGCGCGCTGCGCTCGTCTCCGGTCGCTTCGGTCTCATCTTCGTCCGCGTCGCCGACCTTTTCCTCGAGGGTCTCAATCGACTCCGCGACGAGCCATTCGGTGAACGCGGCGGCGTCATAGACGCCGGGGAAGCCGGAGAAAGTCGCGATGCATCCGGCGACTTGCCCGGCGCTCGGCTCGCCATCCGTCTCGGCGAACTCGTCGAGCCAGAAGTCGAGGAGGTCCGCGAGCGGGCCGGGCGATGCGACGCCGTCAACCACGCTCGAGGAGCCGTAGGAATCGAACCGGCGCTCGCCGGCGGGCGTAGCCGCTTCGGGAGCGGTGGGGGTTGTCAAAGTGTGTGCCTCCTATGCGGCCGCGATGGTGCAATCGCATCCGAGGTGACAGGGTGCGTGCCCGACATCCGAGGAAGGATTGAGGTTGCTGCTTGCGCCGTCCGGTTGAAAGTCGGAGCCGGCGTCGAGGAAATTGCTTTCGATGCCCACGACTTGCCCGTTAAGGGCGTCGCAATACGGGCACGGGTTCGCGCCGACAACCCAAACGAGGTCCGTGACGCCGCCATCGCGATACGTCTCGCGTGTCACGGCGTCGCCGGCGCGGACGGCCTCGTAATCGGCCGTCGTATCTGCCGTCTTGTCGACGCGGGAGTCGAGGAGCTCGCCGAGCGCGGCGACCTGGGCGTCGGGGTCGGGGCCGGATGCCGCGAGGCTCCGGCGGATCGAACCGAGCGTGTCGCCAGCCTGCCGGGCGACGAATGCGTCGACGTAGTCGTTCACGAAGCGGCGAACGTCGGGCGACATTGGCCCTTCGGCGCCGATCTCATCGGTAGCGATCGCGTTGACCGACTCCGCGTACGCGACGAGCGCCGGCGCTGCCGCCGACCGGATGAAGTCGCGGTGATCCGTGATAAACGAGTTGAGCCAAACGCCGAACTGCGCGTCGTCGCGCTTGCCGATCATCTTGCCGGCCTGCCGCATCACGTCGGAGCGTTCGCGCTTGGCGATTCGCTGCATTGCGTCGCGGAGGACGGGCTCGGATGACTTGCGGAGAGCTCGGCGAAGGGTCGCCGACCGCTTGGCGGCGCCCGAAATAGAGCGCGCCTCCGAACGCTTCGGCAACGGTGCCGGGCTCGGCGGTGTCGAGGGTGAGCCGTCGGCCGGGGCCGTCGAGCCGGCGATCGGCTTCGGCCCGTCTGGACCCATGACGGCCATGTTGAGCGGGACGAGGTAGAGCTTGCCGGAGCCGTCCGGTATGGGATTCATGCCCTCATCGCCGCGCCATTCGTCCGCGTTGATGACGCCCTGACCGCGCATCGCGGCATTGACGACGGAGCGCGCGGTCGAGTCGCCGCGAAGGAGCTTGCGAGGGTCAAACTCGGCCATATAGCCGGCCTGAATCTCGGCCTCCGTGAGAAGCGAGCGCGCAATCGCGCCCTCCCATCGGCTGATCCACGAGCCGAGCGTGTAGGTCACGAATTCCATGCCCTGCTGTTCGGTGTTCGACTTTGTGATCTCTTTCATGTCGAGCATGTGAAGCGGCATGCGGAACATGCGGGCGATCTCGGCGACTTGGTGGTCGCGCGTCTGTAGAAACTGCGCGTCCTCGGGCGGGATGCCGACTTGCTGGAAGGTGACGCCCTCCTCGAGTAGCGCCATCCGGTGAGCGTTCGATAGGCCACTATGTGACGCCTCGAAAGACTCGACGAGTCGGTCGCCGGCCTCTTTCGAGAGCTTGCCGGGCATTTGGAGGTAGCCGCCGGGCCGCGCGTCGTTCGCGAAGAACCGCGCGCCGTACTCCTCGGTCGCCAGGGCGAGGCCGATCGCCTCGCGGGCCATAGCGATCGGTGATATACCGACGAGGCCGTCGCTCGACAGCGTGCGGATGTGTAGCACGCGCTCGGCCGGGAGCCGCTTATTGATGCCGTCGATGAGATACCAAAGCGAGCCATCCGCCATGCGCTTCGGCGTCGTGGTCGCGGCCGGGAGGGGCCAGAGCGCGCGGACATTGCCGCTGCCATCGCGGACGATCTCGGAGTAGGCGTTGCCGCGTAGGGCGGCGTGGCCGCCCATCATCTCGCGCCACTCGTACGCCGACTGCTCGGGGTTCGCCTTGTAGTTGAGGACGGGATAGAGCGGGTGATCGTAGGCGCGGGTCTTACCCTTGCCCTCGGTCGCCTGATAAATGGGAAGCCCCATCATGGCGATGCTCGAGGCGATGATCGTGACGCACGCGTAAACCGTCGTCGACCGCATCGCCGTTTCGGCGCTAACCTGTCGGCCGGCCATCGAGCGCCCGCCGCCGCCGAGCACCTTAACGAGCCACGGCTCGGGGTTGGCTAGGCTGCGCGAGGTCGTCGACCACGGCAAGCGGAAACTAGGCAATGAGTGATCTCCTTAAAACGTGAGGATTCCGCGCTGCTCGTAGACGCTGGTGGTGCTTTCCTGCCGGGTCGCGCGGTCGATCGCCATGACGAGGGCGACGATTCCGTCGATTTTCTCGGTGCTCTTGCGCTTGCTCGGCTTGATGTTGCCGGCCGGGTCGACTTCGACCATGACGTTATCGGCCATCCATCGCAAAACCGGGTTGCCGCCGTGCTGAAAACGCCCGTCCATGACGAGGTTGAGGAGCTCTTTTGTGGGCGGGCTGAGGCTGGAAAAGCCCTGCCCGATAGGAACGACGGTCATGCCGGCGTCCTGTAACTTCTGAATGAGCATCGTCGCGCCCCATCGGTCGAATCCGATCTCTCGGAGGTCGAACCGCTGCGCGAGCACGTCAATTTCGGAAAGGATCGCGTCGTAATGGATGACGTTGCCCTCGGTCGCCTTGACTGGGCCGCCAGGGCGCGCCCATACGTCGTATGGGACGCGGTCGCGCCGCACGCGCTCGCGAATGTTCTCGGCCGGTATCCAAAACCGGCTAATCGCCTTATAGGGCTCGCCCGCCTCGATGGGAGGGAACACGAGCTCGAGCGCGGCGATGTCCGTAGTGCTGGCGAGGTCGAGACCGCCGTAGCAAGGCCGGCCGCGTAGTGAATCCTCGTCGAGTTCGGCGTTACCTTCGTCCCATTTGGCGATCGGGAGCCATCGCACGGCCTGGGAGGTCCATTGATTGAGGTAGAGATTGCGGAAAGCGTTCTCGGCGGCCGGCATATTCTCGGCTTCGCGGGCCAGAACCCGCATATCCTCGATGCCTCGGAAGGTGCCGAGGGCCGGATTGCACGCCTGCCAAACGTCCTCATCGCGCCAATCGGCATCCTCGGGAGCCGCTTTGACGTACGCGAAGAACGTCGGGTCGTCGATTACGCCGCTCATTACCTTGAGCGCGTAGTCGTGAAGCTGGTAACAGAGCGAGTTGCGGTCGTTACCGGCGGTCGTGATAGCGAAGACGAGGGGTTGGATGCGGGCACCCATGCTCGTAGTGAGCACGTCATAGAGCTCGCGGTTTGGCTGAGTGTGTACCTCGTCGAGAATCACGGCCGAGGCGTTGAAGCCGTGCGAGCCGGCCGCGTCGGCGGGTATCGCGCGGTAAACGCTGCGCGTCTTGACGTTGATGATGCGTTTCTGAGAGTCGACGATCTTCGCCCGCTTGGCGAGCGCCGGCGAGGCGAGCACCATGTCGCGGGCGACGTTGAAAACGATCTCGGCCTGAGAGCGGTCGCACGCGGCGCCGTAGATTTCGCCTCCGACTTCGCCGTCCGCAAAAAGCATGTAGAGCGCGACCGCTGCCGCGAGCTCCGACTTGCCGTTCTTGCGCGGAATCTCGATAAACGCGCGCCGATACTGGCGCGTGCCGTCCGCGTTGAGGGTGCCGAATAGCGGCCGGAGGATGTCGTCGGCCTGCCACGGGTAGAGACTGAACGGCACGCCGGCCCACGGGCTCTTTGTGTGAGTGAGCCGCTGCTCGACGAAGTTGACGACGCGGTCGGCGCGCTCGGCGACATACGGCAAGCGCGCACCTCCTGATTTAGTCGAGTAGGTCGTCGTCCTCGTCCGCCTGCGGGGCGACCGTCATGCGTCCGCGCGCGCTCGGCGTGAAACCGAACTCGGCACTAAACGACTTGATGAGCCCTAGGCACTTATGGACGATTGAAACCTCGGGGCGCTGTTGCTCGTAGCCGCTCGCGGTCGTCATCGTGAGGCCGTGCTCCTCGAGGATGCCTTGAGCCTGCCGTAGCTGCGCCCATGCGAGGCAATAGCCGGCCAGGGCGGCGGCGTCGACGAGCGTGATGAGCCCGAGCCGCTCGAGCTCGGGGAGGACGCGCGCCCATTCGGCCCGTGCCTCGTCGGGGAGCCACGCCGGGCACGCCGGCGCGGTGGGCGTCGGCTTCGGTCGCTGGTCGTTTAAACGTCGCTTGCCGGGGTTGCCCTCGAGGATGCGTAGCTCAACCGGCTTCGGGGCCGGGCCTCTGCGTCCCATTCGGGGCACCTCCTATAGCGTGATCGCGATGTTGTGAGCCGCTACGGCGACCACGGCGGCGCACGCTAGGGCGATGAGGGGCGCGGCGCGCCGGCGCGCGCGAGGAGGCGCCACGGCCAGCACGGCGGCCAGAGCCGCCACGGCGGCGAGCTTGGCGGCGACGAGCCCGAGCGGGCCGTCGCCGGCGAGGACGGGGTTCGCCTCGAGGTTGCCGCGCGTGAGCCCGTAGAGGCTGGCGCCGAGGTCGGCGGCCTGGGAGCCGGCGACGATCGCGAGGAGTAGCCGCATCGGTCCTCCTCGGTGACGGTGTCAACGGTTTAGGAACACGTAAAGCGCCGGCCGTAGCGGGCGCACCTCGGGCCGTGTTCGGCGGTGAAGCCGGGCGGGAGGGCGCCAGCCACGGCCGGCGTAGTTACGGAAGTTGGTGAGTCGGCGCCGAGAGACATTTGACTCGGCCTCTGCTGCTGCGCCCCGTACGGAGGCCGCTCACCACGAGGATGTATTTTGCCGC